TGGTCCTCTCTACCTGATTCGAACAGGTGACCCTTGGAACTACAGTCCACTGCTCTACCAACTGAGCTAAGAGAGGATGTAGCTCCCACCAAGATTTGAACTTGGGGTGGTGGATTCAAAGTCCACAGTGTTGACCAACTACACCATAGGAGCCGGAGCCTCAGCTACTATATCAGTAATTTGTTTCTCTTCTTTAACCTCGTATATGTATTTGAAGTAATACATTAGGAAGCAGAAAAGACCAGCGGCAACATTTGTGATGATCATAGGTATGACAGTATAGTGGAATGAATAGATGAGAGACAATACACTCGCAGTCAAGTTCAAGTGTAGAAAATTGTAATTTATAGCTTTGGCATCTCGGTGTTTATAGACATGACGGATTTCGGGTATGAACATAACAACAATGAAAGCGGATCCCAACAGACCACATACATCTACGGCGTTCATTCTTATTTATATATATTTTCTCCTGTTTAAGTAATATGATTGTTTATGTTATACTTTTTGTGATCGTATGCTTGTTACTTGGGTACACAAAACGAAAAAAGTTTGAAAAGTACGATTTCAAATGTTTCTTATTGGCTATGAAAAATGAGCCATCGAGAAGTGAAAAATTTATTCGTAGCATTGACAAAAAGATACCACTAGAAATCATATATGGTAAGGATACTAGAACCCCAAAGTTAGCTGAGAAGTTCCAAGAGCACGTGGATGCGGATTACTACGAAAAAGCTGTAGAGATATATAATGATCCAGATGTCAAACGCCCCGATATAACTTACTTCAACTTGGGAGCTATTGGCTGCTTCATGGGACATATGAAATTTTATGAAAAGTGCATAAACCAAGGTTTAAAATACGCAGTCATCTTTGAGGATAATGTAGTCATAGACTCTAATAAAGTATACGATGAGATCCAATCAGTTATCAACGAGAAGGGGGACGACTTTGATATGTGTTTCTTCCATTGTTTATCTAGACTTCCCGATAAAATGGAAGGAACTCTAGAAAAGGTAAAGTGGATCTCTAGTACAAAGTGCTACTTAATTAACGTACACAATATGGCGTGGTACAAACGATTTTTCTATCCAATGGATAACCATGTAGATATGAAACACGAGGATCTTATTTCAAGGGGAGCTAGGGTCTATTACAAAGACTTGAGTAAGTTTATGCATGTAGACAGAACTCATAAAAGTACGATAGGACATAGTGAACATGGAAGACCCCTATTCTTCTCCCGGGTCTACCCTGATGCCACACCCGATGATCTTAAACCTGGGTACTAAGCCATGACAAACTTCCTCGCAAAGTCAACATATTCGGGTTTCCATCCACATGTTCTCTGGGTGTTAGGAAACTTATCGTTGATGGTCAGATTCCGACCATCTTTGAGCTTAATGTTGATGCTGCATGAGTAAAGATGGTTCATAGGTAGTGCTTTAAACACATCATCCATAATACTGTTTGCATTCTTGTCATACATGAAGAGTTTCATACAGACACCATCGTATTTTTCAACTTCTTCCGGTTCGGTTCCATCAACAACACCGACAAACTCAGTCTCATGCCAATGCTTATCCTTTGGTGTTTCAGATATCCCAAAGCCACCCTTGAGAAGATCGGGTGTGTAGACAGTCTGTAGAATGTTCTTGCGAAGATCCTTGAACGTCACGGGTTCATTAATAGCGACGTCGCAATCGTTAATATTGACCATATACAGATTCGTCACCTTGGCATCGGTGTAATCAATGGATCGAAGGTCCTCGGTTGTAGCGGTAATTTGAGCGATCATATTTGTCGTTTTATCTTAATGTAAACATCGACTTAGGTTTTTGATTCACACTTTTTACAATGAGGACAATCATTCTAAAAGGAGTGTTCCTAACGGGGCTCGAACCCGTGACTTTGGCGTTATAAGCACCACGCTCTAACCAACTGAGCTATAGGAACGGTGCAATTTGATTATGTTACTAATCATCTTGTATAACGGTGAGACTCCTTCCCACATATTATTTAGGAGCCTTGACTTTAAGTGGGTTAAATTTTAATATCAGCATATATCAAATGTCATACGAGATAGTGACATATGCCAATAAATCACATGGCTTATTTGAAGAACTCACGAACAACGAGTTTAATATTCCAGTCAAGGTTTTGGGGTGGGGAACAGAATGGAAGGGGTTCTCCGATAAGACCGAAGGTGTTATGAACTACTTAAAGACCAAGAATGCCACGGATATCGTGATATTTCTAGATGGTTTTGATACCAAGATTAACAAGGATCCAAGTAACGTCGTAGAACTTTTCAAACAGTTCAATTGTAAGATTCTACTTTCCAGTGATCCCAACATAAGTGGTAAGTTTATCACGAGCCTTATTTTTGGTACATGTAAGGGAAGTGGTACCGCTAATGCTGGAATGTATATGGGATATGCTAAAGAACTTTTAGAGTTCCTTGAAGCTGAAGCCAAAACTAAGTGTAAAGATGATCAGTTAAACTTCAACACATTGTGCAGAAGTCGTGACGATATTAAGGTGGATGAGAGTAACGTTATTTTTGAGAACTTCAAACCAACCCAAATAAATAATGAATCAAATGCGCCATTTGTATCCTACCCAGGTTCACCGGGTCTGAGTCGTTACTCTAGAGCTATCACTGAATACGCACAGTTTGTGTACATTTACATACTGTGCCTACTTATAGTGTCTATGGCATTTTTACCACAGCACAAGAACCTCTTGGTCACTACTACGGTAGCAGCAACCGCTTTTTATGCGCTATTCGCGGATAAATCTTGTACTGTTTAAGCCATCTTAGATGGGATAGGAGGTACCATGTTCTTTAATTGAGACATGCGATTAGACATGCTGGAATTGGCCTCGAGACCTAAGAGACTAATGATCTCACCAATGAGGAGACCCTGGTGAACCATAACCAAAAACTTGGCCATATCCGTTTTGGGGGAGAAGTCGCCGTAGCCCACCGTCGACATCGTAGTAAAACTGAAATAAAATGGATCAAGCATAGTCTTGAAACCAAATGACTTGGGGTTCATTTTATCAATCAAAAAGTAAAAGAGTCCAAACACCAATGTGATGAGGAAGACCGCGGGTAATCGTTGCATTTATAGTTAATCTATATTTTATTTAGGCTGATTCAAGTCTTTGTAATTCATCCATCTCAATATCACGACTCTTTCGCCTGTCACCTTTTACCGCCTTGAAAGCATTAAGCCATTTGGATACTGAACGTTGTCGTGATCCTATAGATGCCGCGTCATCACTTACAACTATACTTAAACCATTACAAACATCGGGTTTATTTTCTTTATCTGGAAACTGAACCATGAATGCCTGTATACTTATAGCTGGGATATCCGGAGCATCATCGAGGAGTTTATCATATTCTTCTCTAGATTTCATAAGAAACTCTACGACTTCTGATCGGTGTTTAACGTCGAGTGATATTTCCATATCAATAGATCTATAAAACTTCGACCACTGTACACACATCGCTGAATGTGACTCAGATAGAGGTAGAGACTGACTGAATTTTGAGATACTTGTTAAGATACCTCCCAATACATTCATGAAAGCAAAGAAATATTGGATTATCATTATGTTATTCTTGGTATCTTGTGATACATCTTCATTCCCACTCGGATTTAATACCGCAAAACCACCCACACCTGTTATACTTGCTATGACTATACTAGGATAAGACAACCAATCATTCTGTTTCTTGTAAAATAGGCGTGCGTGATTATGTAGCCAGCGGTATCCAGCCGCTTTTTCAGCCCATTTTATAAGCAACTTTTCTTGTTTTTCGCACCACTCACAGTGTTCGTCTTTCTTTTGAACACTCATGGACTTAGATTATACGGATAAATTTTTCGCACATTCCCTGGCTAATTTATCAACCTCTTCATTTTTGGGATCTCCATTGTGTGCCTTAACCCACCTCCACTCAATCATAGTAAAACAGTCTCTTATTTTGTCTAATTCAATCCACAATTCTCTATTCTTAACATCATTACCCGAAGAAGTCTTCCAACCATTCTTCTTCCAGTTGTGAATCCAAGATGTTATTCCTTGTTTCGTATAATTACTATCCGTGAAAATACGCACACATTTTTCATTCATCAGTACACATTTTTGAAGAGCTTTTATGATTGCCGTCATTTCCATGATATTGTTTGTCGTATTTGGTTGTGCTCCACATATCTTGAAGTCTTTACTTATGGCAGCCCATCCACCACGACCAGGATTTCCGAGACATGATCCATCTGTGTAAATTTCGTACATATCTTACTTGTGTCTTATACTTTTATGTACTTTTTTCTCAGTAGAATGTAATAAAGGCTGTGAAGATGGCTGCTAATATGATGCCGATTCTTATGATGTCTAGTATGGCATCTTCTTGTTCGTCATCGGTTAGTGGTCCCTTAGTGGCTGTAGTTTTCTTTTGGAGTCGAGTGGCTGCATTTTTTGGTGGACTGCTAGGTAAATTAAATCCTTTTAAGGCTGTTGGTAAAGTTGGTGGATTGGCCAAAAAGGGTGTCGGGGCTGTTGTTGGTGTGGGTAAAAAGGGTGTTAGGGCAGTTGGGAGAGGTTTCAAGAAGGTTGGGAGAGGGGCGAAAAAGTTCTTCAGAAAACGGCGTAAGGGTTTCCGTAGATTTAAGAAGGCGTTTAGGCGTCCTAGGTTTAGGCGTCCTAGGTTTAAGCGTCTTAGGATCCGGCGTCCTAGGTTCAGGCGTCCTAGAATCAGGTTTAGGTGCTTTGCTCCCGAAACCCCCATTCAACTTGAAAATGGTAAAACTGCGATGATCAAGAACTTGAAGTTAGGTGATACCTTGGTCAATGGTAGTATTGTAGAGGCGGTCATGCGAATTAAGAACTATAATGACCCTTATTATAAGATTGGTGACATTCATGTTACAGGATCTCATTACGTAAAGCATGGTACCAAGTACGTCCAAGTTAAGAACTTACCAACTGCTGAGCGCACCGAAAAGATTGATGATGTCGTCAGTTGTCTTGTCACAAATGATCATAAGATCCCAGTCGGAAAGGAAATGTTTTGGGATTGGGAAGATAACCTTATTCCAATTAAAACAAATAGATCTAAAAAAAATTATGAGAGTACAGTAGAGAGTAGTCAATATGGCTGCTAATATGATGCCCATGCTTATGATGTCTAGTATGGCATCTTCTTGCTCATCATCTGTAAGCAGTCCAGTGTTGGCAATAGTTTTCTTTTGGAGTCGTGTGGCTGCATTTTTCGGTGGTATGTTAGGTAAATTAAACCCATTCAAAGCACTTAACCCTTTCAAAAAGCGTCAAGGTATGGCGAGATTTACCAGAAAAATAAACGTTTTCAGAAAAAAGCGCAAATCTTTCCGTAAATTTAAACGGTTTTTCCGTTGCTTCTCCCCCGAGACTCCCATTCAACTTCGAAGTGGTAAAATGGTACTAATCAAGAACCTGAAGTTAGGTGATACCCTAATTAATGGTAGCGTCGTAGATGCAGTCATGAAGATTAAGAATTATAACGATCCTTACTACAAAATCTACTCACCCGAACTTAAGAAAGACATTTATGTTACGGGAAAACACTACGTTAGAGATGGTGTGAAGTACGTCCAAGTCAAGAACTTACCTAACGCCAAACCCACTAACAAGGTGGATGATGTTGTCAGTTGCTTAGTGACAAGTGATCACAAGATTCCTGTGGGTAATATGATGTTTTGGGATTGGGAAGATAACCTCATCCCAACCAAAACAAACCTTGATGCCATAATTAATAAAATACGCCACCGTAAAACAGTTGCTTAGTAAACGTATTTGGTATAAAACATTTTCACAAGTACAAAACATATACAAAAATATATGTTTTGTACTTGACTTTAAAAATTTCTAAATCTATAATAAGAGATCGTCTAATATGGCTATGGCAATGATGATGATGATGGCGAGCGCCGCCTCAGCGTCTTCCTCATCAGTAAGTCTTTTAGGTGGAGGTGGAGCATTTGCTTTTATTAAGAAAAAACAAGCGGATGCTGCCGCTACTGCCGAAGCAAATAGAAAAACTCAAGCTGCCGCCGCTAGAAGAGCCAGGGAAGCCGCCGCTGCTAGACAGAGGGCTGAGGCAGCTAGACAGCAAGCTGAAAAAAGACGTCGTGAACAAGCAGCTGCTCGTCAAAGAGCTGACGCTGCTAGACGAAGAGCCCAACAGAAAGCTGCCGCTGCTAGACGGAAACGAATTCGCAGAAGGCCTCGTAGAATTCGTAGAACTTTTAAGAGGATTAGAAAACCCAGGTTCCGTAGGATTGGACGTAGGTTTAAACGGACTTTTAGAAGGATTAGAAAACCTAGACTCCGTCGGATTGGACGTAGGTTTAGACGGACTTTTAGAAGGATTAGAAAACCCAGGTTTAGGCGCCGTAGATTCAGATTTGGTCGGCGGCGCTGTTTTTCCCCAGAGACACCTATAAAGCTTCAAGATGGTACCACTGTATCCATTAAGAATCTTAAGCTTGGTGATGTTCTCATAAATGGTAGTATCGTAAATGCCACTATGCAGATTAGAAACGAAGGAGACAAATACTACCGTATTTACAGCAAAGAACTGGAGACTGACATACTCGTGACGGGGTCACACTATATTAAGGCAACTACAAGTTTGGTTTCTCATAAATATGTGAGAGTCGAAAAATTCAAAGAGTCTAGGTCTACTGACATAGTTGACACTGTGGTCAGTTGTATAATTACCAATGATCACAAAATACCAGTAGGTGATTATACATTTTGGGATTGGGAAGATCAAAAAGTAAATTAATATATTTACTTAAGGTATAATGAACGGACCAGTTCCTCTACCAAATCAGGGGGGAGGTGATAACACTATGATGATAGCAGCACTTATAGCGTGCTGCTGTTCTTCATCCATAGGTGGCGCGGTATTCGCAATGAGAAAGCGCCTCTTTGGTAAAAAGAAGAAGCGCGGGCGTGGACGTGCGGTGCGCGGACGCCCTAGACGTCCCAGACGCCCTAGGGGTCGCCGCCCCAGAGGAAGAGGACGTGGACGTGGACGTATGGCGAGGTTAAGGGCTCGAATGAAAAGGAAGCTCCGCTTCCGTCGCCGTAAGTTCCGTCCCCGCCGTTTTGGGAAAATGGGGCGTTTCGGGCGTAGGTTCAAGCGTAGGTTCGGGCGCTTCCGCCGTCGTCGCTGTTTCGCCCCTGAAACCGCCATTCAACTTAAGAATGGTACTACCCGCCAAATGAAGAATCTTGAACTTGGTGATGTTCTCATTAACGGAAGCATTGTTGAGGCTACTATGAAGATTAAGAATCAAAGTGATCCTTATTACAAGATTGGTGACATTCACGTAACTGGTTCTCATTACGTGAAGGATGGTAACGTCTACAAACAAGTTCGCAACTTCTCTAAGGCTGAACCCACTGACAGAGTGGACAGTGTCGTATGTTGCTTAGTCACAAGTGATCATAAGATTCCTGTAGGCGACTTTATGTTTTGGGATTGGGAGGATAACCTCGTACCCAACCACATCCAGCAACCTTCCAAGGTCATGACTCTCAGAAACCGCACCAGGAACACCAGTATAGTTGGTGATAAATAAATTGTTGTCATAAAGTAAGATGGATATAGTGTCTAGAGCTTTGGCTTTACCTATACCACTACCCAAGGAGTATGTCCAGTCACTACCTAGGATACCCAAGGACAAAAAGTTTCCTAAACGTGTGTGTAGAGAGGTAAAAGTGAGTGAAGATGCATCTAATGCAGAAAAAGCAAAGCTTAATACCGGTGAGGAATTTACGCGATTGTGTGGAGATGACATAACTAACGCAGCTAATGAAGAGGCAATGGGAGAAATGATTCCATTAATCATTCTCTTAGTACTGTGCTGCCTTTGCTGTATATCTATGGTTTCTGTCAGTTTCGGTGGCTATAGGTTGTGGAAATCCAGATCATCTAAATATAGATCACAAACCAAAATACATCGTCGCCGTCCTCGTGCTAAAAACGTCTAATTTTAAAAAACCTTTTAAAACTCGTATAGAATATGCGTTTTAAAATGATTATTTAGACTTATCCGGATACTCCGATGCCTTCTTTGGTGTTTTACATATCGTATCACCACAGTGATCTCTGTTCTGGTATACAGAGTTTATAGAAGCTGCCATTTCATTACATGTCTTTAGAGACCATCGACCTAACTTGGGTTTTTCCACTTTAACAAAAAGTTCAAACACTTTCTTGAACATTATCTAGAATGAGAGGCTTACGTTTAAGTACGCTTATTTGCTAGCCGTCGCGATCGGCGCAAGGGTGGCTCTCTAGTAAGTTCCTCAAATTTAACAACATACTTCGCAAATCTCTGATCATTTTTAGGCCCTTTAGCCTTATTATAACAGGTCTGAATGAGTTTCTTATCACCTTTTCCCTGTGTGAAAAGATTGTAATATCTGAGTATAACTTCAAACATAGACAATGCCATAGTTCTATTAAGTTCCGTATCAGGGTTGTCTTGTACGGTGTGCATCATCATAGACAGTGTAGTAATCAATTGGGCACGTGTATATTTGCGCATATACATATAGATAAACGTATGTCTCTAATCATTTTTAAAAGTTGCGGACAACAATTTTTAAAAACGAATTTTTAATGATATTTACTAAAATACTTCGTATGAGTATTTAGTTGGAGAAGGCGAGGCCACCCATACCCGACTGGATACGGAGGACGTTGTAGTTAGTGGCGAACATGTGCATGGTGGTGGCATCATTGGCGGTGCCCATAGTGACAGCAACCTGCGCGTTATCAATGCGGGAGAAGTTGCAAGTGCCGGTAGGCTGATGCTCCTCGGGCTTGAGCGCGAAGGAGTACGAGTACACACCGGGGTAAGGGTTACCGGAGTGGTGGTTGTAGGCCTGGACCTGGTTGAAGTACTTGCCGTCCTGCTCCTTGAAGCGGTCCTGGCCGTTGAGGATGAGCTTGAAG